ATTAGATGATATGTATAATGAAATACAAACACCTCTTCTATTAGCAGTATTATATTTTCTATTTCAGTTACCGTTTTTTAAAAGATTTTTATTTGGTTATTTTCCTGTTTTATTTTCAAATGATGGCAATTATAATATAAATGGGTTTCTTTTTACTAGCACATTATTTGGACTATTATTTTATTTATTAAATAAAATTACAAACCATTTTGGAACCTTTTAATAAATTTTTTAATAAATTTAATACGTTATAATAAAAAAATAATAGTTTTATTACATAATAATCAAATGATTAATGATTATGTAATAAAATTAATTGAAAATCTACCAGATGATTTAAAAAATGCCAAAACACCTTTACGTCTTGATTTAGTATTAGATGGAGGTATTTTTAATGGAAGTTATCTAGTTGGTGCAATGTATTTTTTAAAAGAAATGGAAAAACGTAATTATATTAAAATAGAAAGAATATCTGGTTGTAGTGTCGGTTCAATAGTTGCATTTCTTTATTATATTGATTCTCTAGATATAATGTCCAATTTGTATAATATAGTTACAAATAATTTTAAAAAAAACTATAGATTAACAGTTATAAAAGAGTTAAAAAAATATTTATCTGACCGGATACCAAAAGATATTTGTAAAAAGATTAATAAAAAATTATATATATGTTATAATAATATCAAAAAAAGTAAAAAAAAGATAAAATTTGTATATAAAAATGTAGATGATTTAATAAATACAATTATTAAATCCTGTTTTGTGCCTTATTTAATTGATGGAGAAATATTATATGAAAATAAATATATTGATGGCATAAATCCATATATTTTTGACAAAGAAAAAGATAAGAAAATTCTATATTTAGATCTCTTTGGATATGATAAAATTGGAAATTTATTAAATGTAAAAAATGAAAAAACAAATTATCATCGTGTTCTTTCAGGATTACTTGATATTCATTGTTTTTATATTAAACAATCTAACACGCAAATGTGTAGTTATGTGAATGATTGGTCAATTACAAATATCTCTTTTAATTATATTAAAATAATTATTGAGAGAGTTTTTATTTATATGACATATTTTGCAATATATATTAAAAATATTATACCTTGTGAGTTTGAACAAACTATTATATATAAATTATTATCAAAAATATCACAAGATGTTTTTATTATAATATTAGAAACATATTGTTTATGAGTTTATTTAATTTAGTTTAAATATTTAATTAAATTAAATGGAATGTTTTAATAATTTAGATTTAGCTTCAGCTTCAGATTCAACTGCATCTTTTGGTAATTTAATTCCATCTGGATTATTTGAAAATAGTTATATATTGTATAGTTTAATAGCGTTAATACTGGTAGGTGTTTCTTATTTAGCTTATAAATATTATTTAAATAAAAATAGCTCTATAGGTTCAACCAATATTGATAATTTACAAAATACAAATGAAAATAATAATTATACACAATCAAATAATGAAGAACAAAATAATGAACAATATAGTGAATAAATTAATATAAACCCTTTCTACTCTTTTTACTTTTTTTTCCATAAATATTAAATAAATTATTAACGGATTTCTTTTTATTTTTTTTTGTTTTTGTTTTTGTTTTTTTTGTCTTTTTAGATATAGTTGTAGTTGAATCTGGACTATATTTTTGTTCTGGTTTATAATTTAGGAACCATTCTTCCATTTCCTTTTTATTTTTTGTTTGCTTTAGTTCTTTATATTTTTCTGCCTTGCTAGAACGCATCTCTTCTACTGATTCTTGGTGTCCATAACACGTTATACTAAAACGTTGTAATAATCCTTTTTGTTCTAATCTATTTTTTTGTTGTACCTCAAATAAAAATTTTGACATACATAAAATTCTTTCGGAAAATTCATTGTAATAAGGTCTTTCTGCATACAAAAATGCCAAATAAAAATTTAACATAGTATCAATAGTTGCAATTTTAACATTTTGACCATTAATATTAATAATATTATAACTATGACAAGCAACAGGTTTATAAATAAAAACAATTGTGTCTTTACCTATTTTTATTTCATAATGCTCCGGAATTATTTCACCTACTGGTTCATGTTTAACAATCTTTGTATTTTTAATTCCAATATCTTTTAATCGTTCTTTTATTATTTCAGAAGTTGATTCCGGATTATGAGATATTACATCAAAATCAGCTATTTTTTCTAGATGTTTTTGTAATTTATATGGCATATATTGTGCGTAAAGAGAAATAGCAAAACCTCCAAAAAATACAACACCTTGATTAATTAGTGTATTTTTTACATTTTCATAAATTTCATCTTCATTTTCTCTATTAGACATCTCTCTTTGAAAATCTACACTATCGCAATTTATAGATGTTAATGGATAATGTTTATTAAGAAGTGTAAGACGTTTTAAAACCTTTTCCCATCGGCTTATATCTCCTGCTGGTCTTGATAATTCTAAATACATTGACATTCTTAAAAAATTTGGTGGAGCATATAAAATACCAGCAACTCTGATTGAATCTTTTTTTAAAGCATTAAATATTTCTTTTGGAACTTGTGTTATATCGGCAACTGGTATAAAATTAACAAATACTTTATATGTTCCGTGATGTTGACCTGCTTTTGCTTCAACATCTGTAAACCCTTTTTTATAATAAATATCTGCTAACTGTTTAGTGTCTTCTAAAGCATTAAACGAAAAGAAATCATAATCAGGTATTTCTATATCTTTATTGTAAAATTGGTCTTCTTCTGGTAAAATATTATTAATTGCAGTTCCACCATAACATATTAAATTTTTTAATTTTAAAAAATCCTCTACAATATCTATTATTTTTTGAACATCTTCTGAATTTACAATTCGTTTGCCTATTTTTTCTTCCGCTTTATCTACAGCCATACGTAAAATTGCTAATTCACAATCACTAAATTTTAAACCTTTACATATATTTTTTTGCTTCATATAATAAACGAATAAAATATATTATAAAAAAAATTGAATAATACAATATATTTAAAAAGTATTGTATAATAACAATTACAATGGAGTTAGCAACTATTCCCGAATATATTGAATTTAATAATATTGAATTGGAAAAAATTAAAGCACGAGGTCTTAAAAGCAGAGTTAAAAATGAGTGTAATATATTATACAAAGATTATCACAATGTGCTTATAGATGTTATTCCAGATAAAATAACACTAACTGCAACGGAATTTATAGTTACACAAAATAATAATGAGCCCATCACTAAACAACGTGTATATAAATTCATACTTAATAGCCATTACCCATTTCGCCCACCAGAAATTTATATAAATAATACTTTGTATTCAAGTTTATTACAAATGAAGGGTGATTATGAAAAAGAAATGGTGAAAAAAATAAAAGGTCAAGATTGCTTGTGTTGTTATTCGATGAATTGTAGTGCATATTGGTCACCTGCTATAAAATTATATCGTATTATTGATGAAATCAAAGATACTTTAAAATTTAAAAGAGATATAATAAATGTAATGTTAGCTGACAAAATTAAAAAAAAATATAATATTCCTTATGCGTATATTGAGAGGTATTTAGTTTAAAAATATTCAAATTTAGTAAATAATATACGCTTTATATACTCCTCCTCCAAAGGTTTTATTTGTCCATATTTCTTCTAATGTATATTTTATTTTATTTTCTAATTTTAAATCTTCAATTTCATTAATTTTTTTTATTACATCAACCAGTTCCATATCAAAATCAACTATTTTTCCATATAATAATTTAGTATTATTTGATGGTTTGTCACTAATTTCTAAAATATTATTTTCATTATCATAATTTTGTATTATAATATAACCATCACAAATTTCAAAATGTTTGTTTATTTTTTTTATTAGTTCTAAATTATTTAATTTATTATAAAAAAAGAACCTTACCATTATTTATAATATAAAATAATTAAATATATACAAAATAACTAAATAAAAGGTCTAAAGCACTTCGTTATAACAATCAGTTTTTTTCTCATCTTCAAGTTCTCTTAGATTAACTTCTAATCTGTATACTTCTTTATATAATGCAAATAAAAATGTAGCAGGATTTAAATAAATCATTATACCAGCAAAACCCCAACCTGCTTTATCTATATAAAAAGGTCCTATTAATGAATTTTTATATATTCTATTTTTTGAATAATTATAATCATATGAATTTAGACCACGTTTTAAACCTAATAAAGCCCATGCACTTATTGTTAATCTTGTTATAATCTGTGAATTATTCATTTATAAAATAATACAAAGAATATCTTTGTATTATTTTATAATATATTTTATTTTCTTTTTATCAAGTATAAAATTGAGATTTAGGAAAAATAGTATTACAACTATTGCATTTACATTCTGTTTCATTAATAACAAAAAATCTTCCATTTAAATTTGGCAGTTTATTAGTTTCTTTACATACTGGACACTTAGCATTAACTGGATTACCATCATATTCTATTGATAAAGATAAATATTGTCCCATAATATTATATAATTATAATTATAGTTATTTTTTTAAATTGTAATTATAGTTATTTTTTTAAATTGTAATTATAGTTATTTTTTTAAATTGTAATTATAGTTATTTTTTTAAATTGTAATTATAGTTATTTTTTTAAATTATAATTATAATTATTTATTTTTATTTATTTTTATTTATTTTTATTTATTTTTATTTATTTTTATTTATTTTTATTTAAACATTAAAACTGTAATAATCACTGCTTACCTCACGGGTAGAATAATCATAATCTGGATTTTGAGGAGTTGGGTTAGGAATAGTAACAGGAGTGTATCTTAAATCTGCCGGTTTTAAAGAAAATGCATAACTGGCTCTATCAAAAAACAAAGCATTCTCCATCAGCAAATTATCTACATATTGATAACGCATAGCTACCATTTGACAACCATACATTCTACATAATGTTCCGCTTGGATTTGATGGGTTCACTCCTTTATCAGGAAATACAATGGTCATATTTCTTTTATTATATTCGCTTAATTCATTAATATCTGGATTATTTTTTATATTATAATAATCGTAAGCTCTCATAAATATTGAATCGCTTGTTAAATTAACATATTCTAAAAATTCTTTATTTTCTAAAAAAGCATTATTGCCATTAATATTTCTCTCTACAATTAATATTATTTTGTTTTGAAATTTTAGTAAAGGAACACTTCCTAAATTTGTGCCACTACTTTCAAAACTATAATCTTTACCAAGCATTTCAGTATCATATGATTTAAAAATTTCGGCCATTTTTGAATAAATTGTTTGATTTGTACTCTTAATACGTAAATGAATTAATATAGGATCTGTTGGATTTGGACATGTGCCACCTGAAAAAGCATAATCCTTAATTGTTTTCATTACGTCTGCAAAATTTACGGAATTAAAGGTTTCTTTAATGTAAAAATCATCTTGTGTGCTTGTTGCAACTACAGGTTGGTTATCAACTGAATACACTTCAAAGTCTAAACAGCGGACGCCTTGTTTTATAACTGATTTTAAGACACTTGTATCTACAAAGTCGTTTTTGTATGAGCCTCCGCTACATGCATTATAAGCGGTTTTAATATAATAATCAAAAAGGTTGCCGCTGCAGTCTGGATCATTTGCCGTAATTGCTCTTATTTTGCCGTTAACAGAAGGATATAAATTATTCATATAATCTGTTTCTGATTTTTTAAGCCTCGTTAAATAAATGATATATCCTATATAAAATATCAGCAAAATGAAAATAAAGGCAATAATCATATATGATACAAATTGTTCATCCATATTTTTTAAACTGCTTAAATAATCGGTTGTTTGTGGAGTTGACATTATCTAATATAATATTCTTATTTTTATTTTTTTAAAATATTATATAATTAATATCAAAATAGTTAAATAATATTTATAGATATATATATACATAATATGACTGGCGGATTATTAAATCTAGTAAGCGAAGGACAACAAAATGTAATATTAAATGGTAACCCCCAAAAGACCTTCTGGAAAACTACTTTTAAAAAGTACACAAATTTTGGTATGCAAAAATTTCGTCTTGATTATGAAGGCACTCCATCACTAAATTTAACAACTGAGTCTACATTTGTATTCAAAGTCAAACGGTACGCCGATTTACTCATGGACTGCTATATTTCTATAGCAATGCCGACAATTTGGAGTCCAATTTTTCCTCCTCAAGCGGTCGAACAATCAGATGGCACTACTGTTTACACAGACTGGGCTCCGTACGAATTCAAATGGATAGACAATTTGGGTGCCCAAATGATTGAGCGTATTACTATTACTTGCGGCAATCAAAAATTACAAGAATACTCAGGTCGCTACCTATTAGCATCAGTGCAAAGAGATTATGCAGGTGTTAAAAGGGCATTATTTGATGAAATGTCAGGAAATGTGCCTGCAATGAATGATCCAGCCAATGCGGGTTCAAGAGTGAATGCATATCCAAATGCATTTTATACTTCTAATCCAGCTGGTGCACAACCATCTATTAATGGAAGAGTATTGTATATTCCAATGGGAGCGTGGTTTAATTTAAAAACACAAAATGCGTTTCCTTTAGTGTCTTTACAATACAACGAGCTTCAAATAAGTGTCACCTTTAAACCAATAAATCAGCTATTTAGAATTCGTGATGTGTTGGATTATAATAACGGTTTTCCTTATGTAGCGCCAAATTTTAACCAATATTATATGCAATTTTATAGGTTTTTACAAACCCCTCCGGATGAAACATTAGGTCCTACTTCATATGTGGATACAAGAACAAATTTTAATGCGGATATAAATTTAAATTGTACTTATTGTTTTCTCTCTAATGATGAATCTAAACTGTTTGCTAAAAATGAACAAAAGTACTTGATTAAGCAAATATATGAAAAACCTTATTATAATATTACAAACCAAAATAAGGTGCAATTAGATTCTATTGGTATGGTAATTAGCTGGATGTTTTATTTTCAAAGAAGCGATGTAAATTTAAGGAATGAATGGTCGAATTACACAAATTGGCCATATAATTATATGCCTATGGATGTTACTCCAGCACCAACTGGTGGAACTTATCCAAATCCCGATCCTGCTGGCTTTCCATTTATTGGTCCCGGTTCAGAACCAAACGGAACCTTATCAGGTTTAATGATATCTGGCACTTATAATCCACAAAACATAAAAAATATTTTGGTTGCATTGGGTATTTTGTTGGATGGCCAATATAGAGAGAATATTTTGCCTGTGGGTGTATATA